CTTAATGTCTCAAAATGTTTAATGAATAATCTAAAGTCCTCATCTGGTTTCACTCCGATAAGGTGTTTCGCCTCAACCATATCTTGTAACATCCTATCTAATATCCTATCCCTGTGAGAATAAACTATTCCCTTCTTGTCGTTCTCTCCCCACCATACTATCGTCTGAGGATTGCTGTTATTCTCCTGAAAATAAGACATCATCATATAGGGGTAAGTCTCAACAAAATACTTCGCCGCTGTATTATCAGGCATAGCATCGATTACTCCCGCTGACGGTCTCCAATAGGCCAATATATCATCAAGTTCTCCCCAATTAGTGAACCTTCCTAGCTTTATTGTCCCTTTATCTGTCCTTACTTCGTAGTGTTTTATATTACCAACATCTATACCGATATATCTGTTGCCAATATCAATATTTTTAGGTGTCCAAATATCCAATATAGTAGTTTTAGATACGCTTAAATCTCCCGGGCTATAGGGCTTTCCCATAACAAAGTTATTAAAATAAGCAGGATCACCTTGAGAATCTTCTATTATCTCTTCCGGTTTTATCCAGCAGCACATCAGATGAGATATATGATAACCGCTTATATTACTTTTAGAGTTTTGAGCTATCCATTCTCCCTTTCTGCGGACATCATCACTAATAGGTTCTTTACAAGCTCGGCATATATAACACTTCTTCTCTAAATCTATTGAATCGGGAAAAGACAAGTAATGTTTATCTCCACAATGAGGACAGGTTATAATCCATTCCTTCTGATCGCTCTTATTCCACGCTAAATCAAGCTCGTCTCTCTCGGTACCTGGATTTGAGAATAACCAACGCCCTTTATACTGACTTGCCTTTGTGCGTGATTTATAGGTGTTTATAGCGTTTTGATCTGATCTGGAAAGCTCATCATGGACGAGAATATCAGCAGTAGTAGAGATAGCTGCGGTTTTTGAGATAGTTCCTTTAAAAAAGACGAATCTCCCGTTTATTTCTTTTCTCTCTATACTGTCAGAGTCCATTCCCTCAAACTCATGCCTATTAGCTTGAATGAGCTTATTAACTTTTGAAGCAACAGTCTCACGCACATCATCGTCAGAAGGCATAGTATAAATTATCTGCATGCCTAGATGTTTCAGAGCAAACAATATTTTTAACAAAAAAGAAACAGTCTTCCCAACCTGAGCGCAAGCCGATACCACGATTTCAGGATTGAAATCACATAGTATGTCTAATAGCCACGGACGGTCTACAAAACTAAATGGTTCTCCTTTCTCGTCGACAATCCCTTCAGAGGTAATCCATTCTAAAATTGAGTAGTATTGTTTACTCTCCTTTATCATCTTCTTCGGTGACAATAACCGTTTCTGTTCCGACAAGAGAAATTGCTATCGCCGTCGCTGATTCAATCGCCAATCTAGTTACCTTAAATGGGTCAACTATACCCGCTTCAAACATGTCTACGTTTTTCTTAGTCACAAAATCAATCCCATTATTGCCCTTAAATTGAGTAGGATAACCGAGAGCCTCCATTCCTCCTGCATTGGCTACCATTTGCCTAAAAGGGGCTTTTAGAGCCGTTTTGAACATAGGGTCGGAGACTTTATCGGCTACCTTAGCTAACGCCATTCCACCGCCTACTACAATCCCTTCCTGTAAGGCCGCTTGAGTAGCGTTTATAGCGTTCTCAAACTTATATCTTTTTGCGTTAAATTCTGTGTCTGTATAAGCCCCCACTCTGATAACCCCTATACCACCAGTTAACGAAGCCAATCTATCTTCTAGGTTCTTCTTTTCGTATTCGCTCGTGGTTAAATCTATCTGATTTTTTATATCGCTAATCCTTAGCTGGAGGTTAATATCTGAATTTCCGCCGATAATTGTTGTCGTGTCTCTCGTTACGATCACTTTTTCAGCGTGACCACAAACGTCTTCTTTCATCTCGTTAAGTTTCATTCCGCGCTGTTCACTTATTACTGTTCCTCCGGTCAAGGCGGCCATATCAAACAAGAAATCTTGAGCAGCCGAAGCAGAATAAGGATTACGAACACAAGCAATGTTAGCTATACGGCTGACCGCATTTTGGGCGAGCGTTCCTAAAGCAACAGACTCAATATCATCTGCTATGAAAAGAATAGACTTGCCCGTCCCAATAGAGTTAAGAAGTCCTATGATCTGCTCGTTTGTGCTTACCTTACGGTCAATTAAAACAATATAAGGATTCTCCAATATACAGCTTCCCGTTTCTTGATCGTTGATAAAAAACGGAGAAATGAGTCCTTTATTAAACCTAGTCCCGTTAACTACCTCTTTTGAATAACCTAGCTTCGCCCCCTTCTCAACGGTTATGACCCCATTCACTCCTACGTCCTTAATAGTTTCAGAAATAAGCTTAGCTACCTCTCCGTCTAAAGACGATATAGCGGCAATCTTTTCGATATCATCATCTTCTACTTCTCGTTTAATTTTAGACAGCTCGTTAATAGTCTCATCTAGTCCTTTTTCAAGCCTCTCTTTAACCTCTCGTATCTTGCTTGAGTCTTTTGAAATTTCATTAAATGCTTCGTTGACTAATGATTGAGTTAAAACGGTCGTAGTAGCAGTGCCGTCTCCTCCCTCAATAGAGGTTCTTAGTGCCGCCTTTCTAAGCTTTTGAAGACCAAGATTTTCGTATTTGTCCTTAAAATCTAGGTTCTTGAGTATGGTCACTCCGTCATCACATTCTAGCGGATCAAGTCCAGGAGATTCTATTAGTGCCGACATTCCAACTGCTCCCAGTGTAGGACGAACAGCATCAGCGGCTTTATCAATACCAGCTTTAATCCTATTTCTTGCTTCTGTTCCAAATTTAATTTCTTTTGACATTATAAGATGGCGATTATATCTGCGACGTTAACGACTTTATATTTATTACCATCTAGCTCAATATCATTAGTGTCTGGGCTGTATTTAGCGAATAAGACTATATCTCCCTCACTAAATCCTTTAGCTTCTTCTCCGACTAGCTCAACTTTTCCTTTGTAAATAAAACTGTCCTGAATTTCTACCGTCTTAAATCCTTCCTTTTGTTCTTCTTCTACCTTGCTTAATAGCAAACGATTACCCAGTATCTTCATTTTGTATATTTAGTATTATTTTGGTTTTCCATATAATGTATTATATCCAGTTTGAAAGGGCTGAATTGTGTCATTATAATAAATTCCTCTCTGATTAGCTAAAACCTTTGACCTAAAGAAGTAGCTATCTTTAATTCTGTCCGTGATAAGTCTCATACTCCATGTCCCACAAGTTCGGCATTTCGACTTATAGCAAGCTCCAAGAGACCAACTATCAATGAACTTGTGAGCTCGCGCAAAGAAATCACCTTTACACTTAGAGCAATAAAATATCTTTTCCTCAATATCTGGTGCTGAATTTATATCATTCGATAACTCGTCAGCTTGCTTTGCCCTATTCTGATGATAAGTCCTGTCATCGCTTCGTTTCTGCTGGCGGTCTATCAGCTCTTGAATATGGTAGTGATTCTCTATTTCTGGCTTTGGTTCGTGTCTCATAATCCGAATATACCCTTTCTCCCTTCGTCTTCGTTCTTCTGTTCCTTAAAGTCTTCTATGCTCCCCTCGGGGATGAAAATAGCTTTACCGTCTCCTTCCGACTCTCTCTCTAGTAACCTTACGTCAGCCATATCATCGACCTCTATAACTGTCCTACCAGTATCTTTTTCCAGCTTTTCAATAGACTCCATTGGTAGAGAGCTACGTTTAACTAAGATTATTTCCTTTTTAGGCTTAAACCACTCCTTAATTTTGTTGAGCATCTATAAGTTTTCTTTTTATTCTTTCGTTTGTCGCGGCTATTTCCTTTTGGATATCAGCAGAGAAAATGAAGTTGTAGGTTGCTCCGCTTTGTCTTTGAGGCTCGTTATCAATCCCATGAATACTTAGAGCGTGTTTCAGTCCTTTATCAATAGACTGATAATCTTTCTTCTCACCAACCAGCTCTATTTTCCCCGTCTCGTTGTTATTCTTATAAATCGGCTCTTTAGCGTCTAAAAGCTCATCAACTTTCCTCGCTATCTTCTCTGGTGTTATTCCTTGTTTTTCTAACGCCGACTTTAGGGTTTCCTGTTTAATCTCTACTGCCAGAGCGACATTAGGCTTCGTTAAGTTCTCACTAGCTATTGCCCTTGCTACATTGCCGGGGTCTTTACTTTTAATGTCGTAGTTATTCATGGCAGCCTTTTCTCCGTTTCCGCTTAGAACATAATCCTTAACAAATCCGCTTTGCTTCTTAGTTAGCTTAGGCAGCTTTGTTGACCTCTCATCAATCATTTTACTTAAATACAAATTCCACTATATCCTTTGGGGCGATTTTTACATCTCCAATTTCTTCAATGCTGATAGGATCAAAGTCAACTTCTATCATCTCTTCCATGACTGATTTTAAGTCTTCTGCGAACTGCTCTAACTTCTTCGGGTCTTTAATAGAGTAATTTTCTGATTCAGGGTCTTTTTCCCCATATTTCTTTACTATCAGGTCATTCCTCTTTTCTTCGAATGACTTTACTTCGGGGTTAAGTTTATCGATTAGTCTTTTAATTCTGTAAGATACCTTAAATGGAAATCCGTCTACTTGTTGGAGGCTGATTAAATTTTCTTTATTTTCTATGATGTCTTTGAGTTTTATTTTCATTTTAATAAATTGTTGTTTTTATTACTGTTCCTGTGTTCTTACCTACAAACTCTATGTAATCGACCTGAGCTTCGTGGGGCAAGATTATTATTGCTTTAGATAGGTTCTGTAATGTTCTTTGGGGCAAATCATTTCCGTTCCAGTCTTTATCCGAATATCCAAAAGCGCTACAAGAATAAGGATATTCTGTTCCCGAGAATTCTAAGAAATGGGCGCGCAAATCATCACACCTAGTCAGAACTAGAGCTTTACAGTCCCTATCTATCTCTCCATTCGGACACCCCATCGGATATCTGTCTGTTATGTCGGGGTTATTCTCGTTGTAGAAAGACAAAGAAAAGGTCTTTATATAAAAACTGTCCCCTATTTCACTGAAAGAGATTATATCCTTGTCGGAATCATCTAATTTTTCTCTTTTTATTTCGATTTTAGGGGTTATAGCAGATGGCATAGTTTCGTTTATTGAGTAGCTAAGGGTTGATTGTAGGTCTAGTTTGGTACTAACGGATTCTGTCGCTAGTTGTTTCTGTGCAAAAGATATTGCGGTGTTCGCTACTAATATGGCTTGTTCTCGTATAGACTGGTCTATATTTGGCGTTGTCGCTACTGTTTGTAGCAATATCATCGCTGAAATTAAGAGTTTAGAGGCTAATGTAAGCATTGTTCTAATTTGTTGAGTTTATAATAGCATATATGTTGATAAAGCACAATATTCAGTTCACATCAAGGGAGCTCGCTCTTAATCACTATATTGCAGATGTGATCCGTAAGGGTTTCTCTCTCATCGTTTATCTCGCTATCGGTCACATATCTATTATTGGAAATCCAGCAATCCGCAATTTTTCTTCTAATTCATAATCCATCATATTTTTATTATTTTCGTTGCTCGGGAAATCCACATGAATCCCGAACTTTTCTCCTAAGTGTCTATTCAATGTTTCATATATTGCCGTGATTTCCTCTAATTTATCTAACTCTGTCGTGCTGTCCTTTTGAACCATGGCTTTTTGTATAGGTCTCCATAGATATTCTTTAACCGAGACTATGTTCCACGGTATCATAGCGTCTTTTCTAAGAACAGACCGCATATCAAGACCAGCGTCATTTAAGGCCTCGGCTAACGAAGAGTAATATTTGTGAAGAGCGTTATTCTGAGTAGGGGTTCTCCTTTCTCTAATTTCTTGTCCACAATGTTTGCAGATATTCATTCTAAAATACTTTCGTTCATTATATCTGGTCTTTCATATATATTTCCACCAATATAATAATTAGACATATCAAGAGGATCTCCGTAATAGCTTAGATTAAACTTAGCACCCTCGCTATCCCACTCTACAATTTTCTTTTCTCTGATTGGTAGCGTATCTGGATGAGCAGAAACAGGCATACAAGTTATGTATTTGTAATTGCTATTTATTTTAATAGCTTCTTCTTTGGTTAATTCTGGTTGAGCTTGAATTAGGCAGCCAAAAAGAACATCACCCTCGTAGACATCCTTTCCGTTTCGGTCTTGAAGACCTGTGAATTGCATAACCAAATCATATTCAGAAACATCTTTTATAAAAGAATGTCCAAATGGGTTAAGTATTCCAACATTACCGTTTCCAACAGATAATCCATAAATCATTTCTTTCCCATCCCACGCTCTAAACTTAATTTGTCTCATATCCTTATTATTCTTGTTGAATATTGTATCGCCAACTCTTTTGTAATCGATTTTCTCCCAACAATTTGTTGCATAGCACAAAAATCATCTATATCTATCAGTATCACTTCTTTTGGTTTTCTCGGCTCGTAAAAACATATTCCTATGTAAGCTTCTCCTTTTAAGGTGAAACAATCGAAACTTTTAGACCTGGCAAACCTTACTGTCGCTGAACTGTATGGAAAGTCCTGTATCTTATGGAACAACCCCGTCGTCTTAACTACCCTTAATGCCTTAATTTGGTCGTCTCTGACTGCTTTAAATGGCATAGCCTTACCTTTAACCAACTTTAACTCATAAGCGGCGTTTCGGTCTTTTTCTATGGCTTTGCTGAATAGGGTCTGTATATTACTCTCGGTCATTTTATCTTATCTTTTAGGTTAGATTCTCCGTTTAAGCGGTTGTTTATTATTTCTATGTATTCTTGTTCTTTCTCTATTAAGATGAAGTTGCGGTTCAAGTTGCGAGCAGCGATTCCAGTAGTTCCACTACCAGCACAGTTATCTAAAACCAGGTCGCCTTCATTGGTGTAGGTCTTGATAAGGTATTCAAAGAGGGCTACTGGTTTTTGGGTGGGGTGAAATTTGTTTTTATCACGGTTGAACTTTAATATCGTAGTGGGATAGCGTTCACCACTATTATTGGTTTCTATTGATTTATAATTTGCCCCATAAATATCACTCGCTCGTCCTGATGTTATTTTATATGCCTTCCCGCTTTTCATTTGTGGATTATAGGTTATATCATTTACCCTTCCCACATATTCGCTTTCAATATTAGGATAATCTCTCTTGAAACATCCTGTCATTTGTAATTTTGCATACATTTCTTTTGTAGGCAAAGCCCATTGCTGTAAGTCCTTCTTTTTAGAAAAATAATGACTCGCCATACCACCCCCTCTTTCATCTACTCCTAATAAGTGATTTATTTGTTTACAAGTTTTTAACCCTGCTTTTTTAATTTCGTCTTGAAAGTATTGTCGCAGACTCTCATTTTCTCCTATCTCGTTTGCCTTACTGAAAAATAATATATCCTCGTGTATTTTTAATGGTATTCGTTTCGCTGACAAAAATCCTGTTCCATTATCCTTTTCCCAAATCCAAGAATACCTATACATTTTAGGTTGGCTCATTACCAACATACTTGTAAAAGGTTGAGAAGCAGTTAAGACTATCGCTCCGCTGTCTTTAATTATTCTCTTGTATTGTTCCCATAATGGCTCAAAAGGAATTATTGTATCCCATTTACACGCAGTAGTCCCGTAAGGTAAATCGCAAAGAATCATATCTATACTCTTATCAGGTATATCTTTCATCACTTCTAGACAATCACCTTGTATTACTTTATTTATGATGTCTTCGGTCATTGGGTTAGGGATTTATCTCTCTTAATTTCTTTATTATAACATTCTTCGCACACGGGAAATCCAAATCCAGTTGAGATAGTGTGAATTTCTCTTGAGGTATATGTTTCTCCAAACTCTTTTTTTATTCCGCAAGAGGCACAATGGACTATTTCGCCCATATCTTGAGACATAAGTGTTAATTCCCATTCTGGCTTGTATGGGTCATAGTCTTTCTTTTCGTAATTCCACTTTCCTACGTTCATCTTTATTTTTTGTTATTTGTTTGTCTTAAAAACTACGATCATTGATGGGAATGGGGCTGAATTTCTACTATCCCCGAATTTTAATCTTCCCTTTATAAATCTTATCTCTGATTTCCCATAAATATAATCGTGAAAGTATTTTGTATCGGTTCTCGCTGGGAGTAGCATCACTATAGGAATATCTCCTAAGTTTAATTGATTAGTCATAAATGCTTTTTCTACCCATTTTCCTATCTCTCTACCATAAGGAGGATTACAAAATACAATCTCGTTCCTCCAACTTTGTTTTAATCCGTCATGTTCCTTTGTAAAAAACTTCTTACACTTTGCATTTTCGGGAGTAGCACACGGATCAAGAGTAAAGTTAAACTCTTTATCTAACTCATCGAATAATGTTTGAGGAGTAGACCATTCGGGGGTTTTACTAGAAAAGTGGACTTGGTTCATTCTAGTTTGTGGGATAGGGGGTTAGTAATCTCTATAAGAAGAGCCATTAACTTTCTTTTCTTATCCTCGACCCCACAATCACACGCTTGGTTATTTTTACCACCGTTTATATATTTATTACCTCTCTTAGAATAAAATGAGCTACAAACTTTATAATCTGTTTCGCTATGATTAAATCCATCTCCACAAATCTCAATTATCTCGTTTATTACTTTCTCTAACTTATCTTTCATTTTATCCCTAATATCTCTGCTTATTTATACTTTCCTCTAAGATATTTCTTTTTCTGCTCTAATCCGTACCTTTTAATCTCTTCCTCGCTCGCTCTCATCAAGCACCATAACTCGACCCTTTCCCGTGTTTCTTGACACCTATGGGCTGAATTGGGGTAATTGTCGTGTTCGCTGTCGAGTAAAGGGGCTATCGACCATTTCTCATTTAGCTGGCGGTTTTGCCATTTAAAGGCGTGGTGAATTCTTATCGGATCGCCGTATCTTCCCACTTTTCCCGATAAACAAGACTTCCTGAATTCAGGTCTGCTTTCAACATAAGCTCTTAATTTAGGTGTAAGAGTGCTTGCCATTAGATAAAGTATAACATTAAATCTGCTTAATGTTGTCAGGTAAATCCTTGAATAGATTTTCCATAACTAACGGGTCTTGTCCTGCAATGCCTCTACCGACTCTGGTTAAAAGGAATATCTTATCGGGACTTTCTTTGGCACATTTATACAACCTGTCCCGAGCCAATTCTAGGCGTTCAATCGGCAATTTTTGCATATCCTCTCCTAATGTCGGGAACATATAAGATTGACCTGTTAATCCTTCGCCTATTCCCCATTCAGCTCTAAAATCCTCATAAGCTTGTCTAGCCGCTCCTCCTAGGTGGTGTCCTAGGAGGTTTGACCCAGCGATAAAGATTTCGTTGCTTTTTAACTTAGTAATCATATCTTTCTTCCGACACAATCAACTTCGTGTAAAACCTTTCCTTTTCTGAAAGCTATCTTATGGGGATAAGAAGGATTTTCCCAAGCGTATAAGTCTTTCTTCTCTATTTCGATCGCAATATATCTGTCGCCTGAATTACTTCTGAACTCATCGCAGAAACACGGACGGGAACAGGCGTGGAACTTTCCCGGGCCGCACTCTTCTTCTTTAGGACTCCAAGACTGATGTTCTAAAGTCGTTCCGATAGTCCAAATAGTCTCATTCGGATTTCCTTCTTGAGTCTTAAAGTCTTTAGAAACCTTTTTGTAGAGGGTAACTTTATCTTCTATATCTATTCCCTCTTTTTCTAACCAACCATTCGTTCCAGGAGTTATTTTAGGATTTATAACCGTACAGGTTTTAGACTTCTTGATAACTTTACCTTTCTGTATCATCCAACATACGGCGTAACCGATGAGAGTTATCGTAGCCAAAGTTGAGAAGAGGTGAACTCCGACATTCATAGAAGCCTCGACAGTGGCGTTGCCCGAAGCCTCGACAGTGGCGTTGCCCCAAGCCCTGACAGTGGCGTTGCCCCAAGCCCTGACAGTGGCGTTGCCCCAAGCCCTGACAGTGGCGTTGCCCCAAGCCCTGACAGTGGCGTTGCCCCAAGCCCTG